AGGGAACGCCCTGCGCATAAGCGCAAGGCGCACGGCGGCGAGGTTTTCTCGACCTCCCTTTACGGCTATCAGCATAGCACGGATTTCCGAAACTTTCTGTTCAGACTTTTTTCAAAAGCGTCCGGCGCGGTCAGAGCAGCGCCCCAGCATCCGCGCCGAAGTACAGCACGGCAAAGCCCGCAACGGCTTTATTACGCAAATCGTAGATCGACGTGCGCGACGCATAGTTCACCTGTGCGGCAATTTCTTCTTTGCTTTTCCGCTCTATGTACCATAGGCGCAGTAATTCCGCGTCTTGCGGGTCAAGCTGCTGCAATACGCTGTCGATTTCGTCGATCTTGTCTTTCGTGCGGTTGATCTCCCGTGCAACTTCGGCAATCTCAATGCAATCGGTCAGCGCGTCGTTTACGCTTTTCGTGCTTGTGTACGGCTTCGACGTATCTAACGACGGATAGCCAGACGGCGCATTGTGGCGCATGATTCTTTCCTGCCGCCGCATCAGGTTTTTCAATGCCTTTTCAAGCATTGAACGTGATCGCAGCGTGTTTTCCGCTGCGTCGAAATAGTTAATCATAGCCCGCCTCCTTATGCGCGTTTCCCGCCGTGCCGGTATTCGCGCCCTTTGTTGTATTCGTGCTTTGCCACAAGCACGGCTTCAATGTCTACGCCCATGAACGCAAGGAAATCCATAATGCGCATGACCGCATCGCAGAGTTCGACCGCAACGCCCTCCGGCTTGCAGTTTCCCGCCGTATCAGCGCCCGAAGGATGCCCGACGTTATCGCAGATTTTTGAAAACTTGCAATTCTCCGGCGACAACGCACACGTGCCGTAGATAACCGGGTTTCCGCTCCGCCATTCTTCCACGGCTTCCGAGATTTCAGCGTGTATCATAACCGCGACTTCCGGGAACGTGATAGGCGCATCATACCAACCGTGCGCAACGGCGTTTTTGTGGACATCCTGTGCAAATTCATTTACCGTCATTCTTTCCGCCTCCGATTCGTTTTTGTTTTTCGCTGTGGCTTTATAAATTTACCGTCCCGGCGGTAAAACCGGGCGACGATATACCGTCCGCCGTTCACGTCGTTATGAAACGCGCCAGCTTCCGCAAGGAAATAGCCGGGGTACAGCTTTTCATATTCGGCGTTGTTGGTCGTGTCCCGTGCGAGTTCTTCCGCCCGCCTGCCGGAAATGCGCCCGTCGCGTGTTTTCGGGTCAGGGTCAATCAGATTCTTTGACGCATTCCAAGCCTTTTTGCCGACGGGCTTTTTGACGATGTAATGTCCAAGACCGGCAAGCCCTGTTTCTGTGAATTGCAGGCGGCGGCTGTTCGCGTAGCCCAAGCCCCACGCCGCCTCCACCGCGTCACGATCTAACCCGCCGTTGATCGTGATGTGATGATGATAACGCCCGGTCTTTCCGCCGCGTTCTGTCACGACGATGTATTTCAGCGGCGGCAATCCGGCTTTCTTCCGCATCCGCTGAATGCGACGTATGTAATTGCGGGCATTGCGGGCGGCTTCTTCTTCGCTTTCCGGCTGGACGGTATATGTCAGGTGAATTTCAAGATCATCCGGCGTGAAGTTCGCGTGAAGCAGTCTGACGAGTTTTTCTTCCCTGTGGCGCTGATTCAATTTCTTCTGCGCGGCGGTTGTCGGCTTGCTCCGGCTGCGCCGTCCGTTCGATTGCCGGTATGTAGGAAAAATATATACGTCGAGGTACTCCCCGCAGTAGTAGCGCTTTTCCCGATAGATTGTTTTCATGCCTTTACCTCCGGCGGCTCTGTGGTCGTTAAGTTACTATCCCATACAAGCCCGAAAATAGCGGTTTCCCGCCGCTTTTCGCTTGCATATCGCCCCGGAACGTGATATTATATATAAGGTATGAGTAACCTTGTCTTTTCCGAGGCAAGCACCGCCGACGTTCTGCGAAAACGTCGGCGGCTTTTTTATGCGTCCGTTTCCGCCGCATCCGTCCAGTCAATAGCCTGTCCGCATTGCCCGCAGAATGCGTTCTGCGCGCCGTCTGCATTGTGCAAGTGTTTGACGCTGCCGCACCGCTTACAGGCTAAAGCGGTCGCGGGGCGCGCTGGAAGGTATTCCGGTTTTTTCCGAACGCGGTACGACAACGCCGCAATTCCCATGCGGCAGGCTTCTTCTACCGGCTCAATGCTTTCGTAATGCTCCCGATGCGCGGGATTCAGAATTTCAATCGCACGTTGCACGTTCATATCTCCGCCTCCATCTTTTGCAAATTCCTTGTAACGGGTCATCGTGCAGGGGTTTCCGCAATTCCGTTTGTTGCATAGCGTGTTTTTCTGCGGGTCACATACATATAGCCCGGAACAGTCAAAATCCATCGTCAGCCCTCCCGATCATGTGCAGCGGGCAGTTTTTCAGCCGTTCTTTTGATACCCGAATGCCGCGTGTACTGTAAATCGACGCGTCCGCCGTGCAAATACCGTCGTTGTAGCGCCCGCCGGGGCGGTTTCCCATGCCGTCATAGTAGCCGCATTCCGCGCACGAACGCGGGATTTTCCGCATATTCGTAACGATGATGATTTTTCCAATGTATTTGTTCATTTCAGCCTCCGTCAGCGCCGCTTCGGGTCATAATCTTCAAAGCGTTCGCATTTTCTGAAAATGATCTTGTTGTTTACCCATCTTTGCAAAAGCCGTATTTCGCGCGGCGCATGGGGCTTGTCGTAGATCATAACGTATGGGTCATAGCCCATATTCCGCAACGTGTAAATCCTGTGCAGATTTTCCGCCTGCGTCGTATTGTAGTTCGTAAGCACGTAGACCCGGCGTTTTCGTTCATCCGTGATCGCGCCGTGCTGCGCGTACAATTCAAGCCCTTTCACTACTGCGTCAGACTGTTCCATGAAATCCCACGCAAAATGAATCATTTTCGTTTTCACAGCGTTCAGGGACAGAACGATTTCTTTTGTCAGTGTCCGGCAGTCAACGCCTTGCGTGAAATCGACCCATGCGCCGCTATCTGCCAGTTGCCGCAGAAGGTCAAGCCGATCTTTGCAGGCTGTTATATTCGGGTCAAGCAGCTTTATATATCGCTGTCCGTGCCACCATTCCGACAAGTCTGCGACTTTTCTGTTCTGTAAGCCCTCTTTGTCGCCAACGATGCAAAATGAACAGTGTCGCGGGCAACCTCTTGTCAGAAATCCGTATGCCGTATCTTTCGTCAATTCCGGGTATAGGGAATAATCAGGGTAAATGTGTTCGATTTCTTCCGGCAAATTGCCGTTAAGCCCGTATCCCGTTCCGCCTTTTATGATTTTCCTTGCATTCAATGGTTCGTCAACGTCTTTTGAATATGTATCGTCAAACACCTTCGACATATAAACAATGTCGTAGTCACCGAATCCCCACCACCACTCGACATGATCGCCGTGCGATTTGTGGAATGCGGAAATCTTCATAAGCGCAAGATTCGGGAAATTGTGGCTATCTACGTCGATAAGCCCTATATTCATGGTATGGTCTTGCCTCCTTGCGGCTACTTCCCCGGCATTGAGCCGGGGAAGTTTTGAATTCCGAATTTTACAAATCAAAGCCGGGGGCAAAGCCACACGAGTAGTACGCGTAGCTGGTGTAGACCGTGCCGTCAGTATACACACTCACGAAATGCGCGGAATAGCTGGCACGCGGGGAACGGAGCCAGTACGGATATGTGCCATTTCCGGGGACTTCCTTCACGCGGTCGCGTTCCGCCTTGAAAATAGGTAACTGGAAGCTGTCTGTTTCTTCTTTCCACCATCCATCCGGGTCATTGCCGAAAACGTCCGTTGCCGACGGCAACCACAACGAATCAAAATATTCGTACGTTTCGCCGTCGATTTCCTCGCATAAGTGTCGCGGCGTGATCGCTTCGCGCAGTTCGGCGGGCAAATGCGTCAGAATATCTTCGAGGACGTGTCTGCGGGCTTCACTTCTGAAATATCCGCCTTTGTTGGTCATATCCTTGTTCATCTGCCACATTTCGCGGAGGCAGTCTTTGAAAACGAATCGGGCGCTGTGCTTGCCGACGTAGCCACAAACCGGCGTGATCGTCTCGCCCGTGTCCATCGTAAGCGTGATTTCGTCGTGCGGGCGGATGACCTCCAGACCGCGCCCCTCCTTGATCGCTGCTTTCAGTTCCGAAATATTGATTTCCTGCTCTGTCCTGCGTGTGATTTTCATTGTGTGACCTCCTCAATAGAACAAAAGATGTGATTTCCGATGACTGCAACGATATTGTCGTTGTATGCCTTTGTGCTGAAAAATACCGCTTCGGCGGG